ATTGATGGTGTAGATTTCGGTTCTGCTAAAGACTTTTCTGTTACCTATTCAAGAACGTAATTTTGAAAATTAATAAAGCCACCTTCGGGTGGTTTTTTTGTGAGAAAAACTTATGTCAGAAAAGATACGCCGTGACGTCAAAGTTGATTTTGTAAAGGGGACTAATTTACTTCAGTTGGTAGATGTTGAGACCGGCATCCCATTTAGTCGCCAGCAAAGAACTACCGTTGAGTCTTATGAAGGTAAGGGACTTCGGTATACGAAAATTACAGTCGAGTTCTTAATACCTCAGAAGGTACCTAATGACTAAGCACATTTACCAACTCAAAATTGGTGACTTTGCGCCTAGTGAATCGACACGCTCATTTACCAAAGAGGGGTATCTGAAATGCGTCAATGTTCGCTTAGCTAAAGCACCTCAAGTACGTCAGTACTATGCGTATGAGTTTCCATCTCTGGAAGGTTATACCGCTGATCAAGTCATTAATGTTTACACACCGCCAGAGGAGCTTTTTAAGCCTGAGGCTATTCAAAGCTTCAATGGTGTAGACGCTACAGACTATCACCCGCCTAAAAATGAAATTAACGCATCTAACTGGAAGGATTATCACATTGGCTATTGTGAGAACGTCCGACAGGAAGGCGATTATCTGGTGGGTGATTTGCTCATTAAAGACAAGATCAGCATTGATCTGATCCAAAGCAACGAGCGGCTAGAAATGTCGCTTGGCTATGGAGCCTTATTAATCGTTGAGCAGGGTACTGCGCCAGATGGCACGCCGTATCAAGCCAAATTTATCAATTTTATAGGCAATCACGTAGCGCTCGTTAAATATGGCCGTTGTGGTGGTGATTGCCGCATCGGTGACAAACAACAAACTCCACCAAAGGGGAATAAATCAATGGAAGTAATTGTAAACGGTATCCGTTTTAACATCGGCGATAACACGCCTCTGGCCGATGCATTAAAGCAGCAACAAGAGCAGCTGGAAAACATGAAGGCAGCAAAACTTAAAGTTGGTGATAAGCAATTTTCTATCGGTGATGAGCTTGGAGCAATTCAAGCGGTCGTAGATCAGTTGCATGCCGAAAAAACTGCTCTTGAGCAAAAAGTTGGCGATCTGGAAAAAAACCAAATGACACCTGAAAAGCTGGAGCAAGCTGCTGCAGAGCGTGCTGCTGTGATTGCTGATGCTAAAGCATTGGTGCCGTCAGTTAAAACGGAAGGTTGTTCATGTGAGCAAATCAAGCGTGATGTTATTGCTGCAAAAGCTGGTGATGCATTAGTAACTGCTTTGATGGGTAGCGTATCAGTAGGTGACGCAAAGCCTGAGCAGATCGATACAACTTTCCGTGCACTCTGTGCTGTGAAGGGTACACATCCTTCTAATCCTGTAGGTGATGCTCTTCACCAGCAGCAAAATGTTAAAGCAGGCGATGGTAACCCAGCAGGCGGTGGGGATGAAAAGACCTACAGTAAAGAAAACGCATACAAAACAATCTAAGGGGAAGTAAATCATGGTTAAGCAATACGATGCTGTACCCGGTATGAAGTTTCACCTCATTGGCCCAGAGGATATTTTATCCCTGCCTGTGGCTGGTACCGGTTTGGTAAACGATGGTGACGTGGTTGTACGAAGTACTGACGGAAAAACAGTTTCAGCGGTAACTGGTGCAACTAATACCAAGTTTGGAATTATCGTACGTCACGGCGTAGGTAAGTCAGGCAAAACTGCAGATGGCAAAGAAGCCTATAAGGCTACGGATGTAGCACCGGTTATGACGATCGGCTCGATTTACGTGAAGGTCACTGCACCAGTTACAGACATCAACGCAAAGGTTTATGTCAAAACAGCTAACGGGACCACAGCAGCGCCGTTAGGTTCTTTATCCCCAACAGCAACAGACGGTACAGAGTTGCCAAACGCATCTTGGGAAACAATTTCAAATGAACAGGGTTTAGCAGCTGTTCGATTACGTGGGGCATAATAATTATGAGTAAATTGGCAGCAATGAAGCTACGTCTAACACCAGTAGCTCAAATGGTTCAGGCAAATATTGGGGATGCATTTAATATTGATGCATTAGCTCAGTTATTCGTTAAATTGGAAGAATTTAACGAAATGGGTCCTCAGCTTCAGCAAGTGATGGATTACGCTAAATACATTCCTGTTAAACCTGTCAATGCCGTATATGGAGGAGGAGAGATCCTAAGCCGTAAGAAGGGTGTGGGTATGGGTAAAGATCATTCAGGAACTGGTAATGATATTCCCGTGGCTGAAGTTGAATATGATACTGTTCAATTGCCAGTGAAGGTCGGCACGATCAGTTATATGTATTCAGTGCTTGAGTTACAAGCAGCCCAAAAATTAAATTTAGCACTTGAAGCAGATAAAGTAGAGGCCGCTCGTCTAGCTGCAGAAAAACACTTAAGTAACATTGCTTGGTATGGCAATGCTCTTACCGGAGTTAAAGGCTTCTTAAATCAGACGGGTGTAACCATAGTTACAGCCCAACATAACTGGGCCACCGCAACCATTGAAGAAGTACTAAGTGACTTCAATGCAAGCTTGGCAGATGCTGAAGATCTTGTTGATGGGGATGTATCCGTACAGCCAGATACTTATTTGATGGCATCAAATCAATACTTACACCTTTCTACTCGTGTAGTTGCTGATTCTGGCGGAAAGACATTCTTAAAATTCATTGAAGAAAATAACATCTTCGCATCACAAGGTAAGCCGTTAACCATTCGTGGTTTAGGTCGTTCAAATGGTAAAGGTACGGCAGGTGCTGACCGTTCTATTATTTACCGCCGTGACCCGTCATGCATCCAAATGAAATGTGATGACGTCACTTTCTTGGCAGCTCAACCAGTTGGTGTGGATATTAAAGTGCCTGGTCACTACAAATATCAGGGCGTATGGTTGAAGCGTGTTGATTCTCTCCGTTACTTGGATCACGTGTAAGGATTAAAACAGTATGAAATATACTTATATCTATAGCGGCTTACAGGCCGCTTTTGTTTTTTCTGGTATTGCTGTTTTACCTACAGGTTCCCCAACTCTTGTGGATGAAGAAGCACACAAGAAGCTCAGTAAAAATAAGTTTGCTAAACATCTTATTGATATCGGTGAACTTGAAGTTCAGGAAATCCCAGATGATGAGCCAAAAACTACGGGTAAAACAGGTGGTCGTGGTGGTAAAGGCGGTAAACAAAACGATTCAGCAGGTGATGCGGCAAAAACTGCAGAAGAAGCTGCTTTGGCCGCCGTGAAAGCTGAATTAACAGCGCTTGAAGTAACGTTCAGTGATGATGAAACACTTGAGCAGTTACAAGCTAAGTTAGCTCAGGCTAAAGAATAAGGTGAGTCTATGGACGTACAAACGTTTCGTGAAAAGTTCTCGACTGATTCGAGTTTAATGTCTTTGCCAGATGCAAAAATTCAGGATGCTTTAGAAGAAGCGGATCTGATTGTTTCTCAAATTGAGTTCGGGGCATTAAAGGAACGTGCTGTAGGTCTATATGCAGCACATATCCTTAAAGTAGGTATCTCAAGCGGCAATGGTGCTGCTTTTGGTACTGCCTCAAGTATGACAATTGCGGGCCAAAGTGTGAGTTATTCACGATCATCGAAAGAAGCTTTCTATGATCTCAGCATGTATGGCCAGCGCTATCTTGCGTTAAAAAATTCCATTCCAATCGATGATGAAGGCACAAACCCTAATCGTTTAGGCGTTGGTGCCTTTGTTGTATAGGAGAATCCCATGCCTTTTAAATATCAGGCACCAGAAGGTTATAAGCCAACAAAACTCGTTATTGCCGGGCAAAACCTAGATATCAAAAACGGCGTTTTAGAATCTGATAGTGACATTATCCATATTTTAAAGCCCTTAGGTTTTGAGCGTTATGTTGAAGTTGTTGAGCCAAAGAAATCGGCAGCATCTGCTAAAGAGTAATTAAGCTATGAGCGATTATCGTGTTTATGCTCAGGTCAATTTTGATGAGATGAATAATCGCGTTAGGTTTGAAATAAGACGCACGGTTAACGCTCTTACTTTGCGCTTACAGCGGATTGTTCAGGAAGACATGTTAAGTGGCCAACGACTCAAAGTTCAGTCAGGCCGCTTGCGTGGATCCGTTTCATCAAAGGTGGATGAGGATAAGGATTCCATTGAGGGAACCGTGGGAGCTGGTGGTGCTTTGGTGCCTTATGCGCCTGCACATGAGTTTGGTCTAAATGGTGCTTTGGGTGTTAAAGCACACCTGAGGACAATTAAACAGGCGTTTGGCCGACCTATTTCACCTGTTCAGGTCAATGTTAAGGCCCATTCTAGGAATGTTCGGTTTAGAGAATTGCGGTTCATGCGTGATTCACTGGATATCGTGGCCAAGATTGTGCCGAAAAATATTGATGCAGCAATTCAGCGAGGTATAGCAGGTGGATAGCGAAGCAATCTATCAGGCGTTGTTTGAAAGGTTAAGCACAAGGGTAGAAGGATTGATTACGGTAAGTCGCCGTTTACGTCACTTTAACCATGTAACACCAGAACAGCGCCCAGCCATGTTTATTACACAAGGCAATCAGCAAGAAGTCCCGGTACATGGTTTAGATTCAAAAGTTGAACTAGCTGCTGAGGTTTATCTCTATATTCATGAATCGGACACTACAAAGCCGCCATCATCGCAGATGAATATATTCATCGATCGTGTACGTGAAGCTATTCAGCCAGATCATCCAGATTTTAATGAATGTCAGACCTTGGGAGGTTTGGTTGAGCATTGCTGGATTGAAGGCACAATAGAAGTGTATGAAGCAGTAGAAAACATGCTGGATGATCAGGCGATTGCAATTATCCCTATCCGGATCCTCACAACCAACTAACAAAACATTCATTTTATGACCGCCTAGTTGGCGGTTTTGTCATTTTTAGAGAGGTCAAAATAAATGGCTCAATATTTATTTGGTGCCGGCAAGAT